TAGCTCATCTACGATAAGGTTCTGTTTAGTATCGCAGATAGCATTTACATAATCAAATGGACTCATTTAGTAATTAAACCCCAATAATTTAAATATCGCTTTACGATACCAAGGCATAGGTTGACCAGTAATAGTTAATTTAGATGTATTAATTGTCACAGCTGATAATTCACCAGCTGAAGTGGTTGAAGCAAGAACATACTGTGTACCAGTTGGATATGGACCATATAATCCAATACCCTCAGCTCTAACATAATATTCGTGTGCAGTACACTTAGAATAATCTAGATCTAATTTAATTTGTTCAGTTAATGGAAAGAAGAATTCAATCTCTAGTTGTTTCATCACCAATGCCTTATAACGCCTGCAATAATAAAAATATTTGTTATGACATAGCTACAAAGGATGAGCGTTCTAATAACAGCGATTTTATCAGCTTCGGAATTATTAGAACTTCCTTTGCTACCGATTGCTTTTGCCCATAATCGCCACATTTTCTACGACTCCTTTACACCACTCAATTGCTGATTGTCTTGCTTCTTGTAAATCTATAAAAACACCAGTAGCTGGATCTTTATCTGTGTTGTCATCTATATATTCTACAAACCAAAACTCTTCGTTAGGATATATTTTAGCCAACATTATTTAAACTCCGCGGAAGCCATGACTTCTGTCATACAGGCAACTACGTTAAGTTCATGATCAGCCACAAATGCATTCTTATACTGATAATCAGCTAAGACGAGGATGACTTGTGGAATTGATTGAGGCTGTAAATGTTCACTAAGAACATCATAAACTTTACGGAAGATTGCGTGTGGTTCTGTGTCAATATTGTTGACAACCCATTCGCGCATGCTTTTAAAGTTTTTGGCTTTAAGCGCTTCCATCAGATCTTTGATAGACTTATCATTAAGTGTAACTAAGATACCTGCATCAATAGTACCACCGACTGAATAGCGTTGAGCTTCATTAAGAACACGTCTCCAATCTGGAGCATGCTTCATGATCAGTTCAGCGAGTGTAGCTTCATCGAATGATACGCTTTCTGTAGATAAGATCTCTTTAAGACGTGTTAGAAACTGACCACATAGACCTGCTAGCTGCTTCTTATCAAACTTAAAGTCGATAACGCCACATCGAGAATGAAGTGGTTCAATGATGCGATTCTTAAAGTTACATGTAAGGATGAACCGACAATTATCAGCAAACTCTTCAATAAATCCGCGAAGAGCTGGTTGAGTTGATTGTGGATTGAGATAGTCTGCCTCGTCTAGGATCACACACTTATAACCACCTTGTAGTGATACTGTTGATGCAAACTGACGAATCTTAGTACGAAGGGTGTCGATATTACCTTCTTCAGATCCGTTGATGATGATATAGTCAATGCCAAGTTGTTCACATAAGGCACGTGCGACAGTGGTCTTGCCAAGACCTGCAGTTCCAGAGAACATTAGGTTTGGCAATTCACCGTTCTTGACTATGGTTTGAAATGTATCCTTAAGAGCTTTTGGAAGGATACACTGATCGATGGTTTTAGGACGATACTTTTCTACCCATAAAAATTGGTCTTGCATTCAAAAACTCCATAATATAATAATACAACAATTAAGCGCTGATAGATTCGTATAGATCTTCTACTTCGGATTGCTCAGCTTTAAACTCATTAAAGTTTTGTTTGTGGTAGATCTTAGCAAGTGTACGAGTATACTTTTGTGGTAACTCATACTTAGTTGCTACATCCTTTAAAGTTTCGCGAATCAAATCACGTTCAGCTTCCATGCGTGTCATAGAATTAGAGATTTCTACGATCGCATCATATACTGCTTTACGATCTGATGGATTACTTAGTCTCTGTGTTAGGCTCATTTGTTGCTGCTCCTTCTGCTGCTTGTTGGTTACTTTCAACTGGTTGAGCGTTTGCTTTTACAAACTCAATAATGCGTTCACGTACTTCGCCGACTGTCTTAAGGTCAGCACCTTTGAATACACCCTTTTCAGATGCTAGATCGATGATTTGTACTACTAATTGTAAGTCAGTTAATTTCATTGTTATGCCTCATAAGTTGATGATTTTTCAAGTGCAATCCAATACTCAATAGGTAATGTCTTGTGTTTGAAATGGGAGATTAATTTACCTGAGATGGATACATCATAATCTCCAGGTAAGATCTTAAAGTTGCTGATATCGAAGTGGAATTTAAATTTATGATTGCCATTATTACCTTCTACTTCAGTACCATAAGAGTTAGATGTGCTGTTCTTAGCATCCTTAACTCGAATTACCATACCGCTACCAGCATCCTCAACAGCAACAGTTGATACAGATAGTAGCGATGTTGCACGTTTCAACGAGCTCAATGTGGCATCAGTCAGTACAAACGATGCATCTGTTACAGGCATTGAGACGTCTTTTTGTGGAAATGTCAATGAAGCTTCATCTGAGAAGAAGTACGTTAGAGATGATTTACCTTCTGTAATATATGCAGATTTGCCATCCTCTGAGAAGTCAAATGTTGGATCATTGAATAATGATAGTGATGATAAGAAGTCGTTTACATCATAGATGCCGAAATCTTGCGGGATTTGTTCAGTGATAGTTGCTTTAGCTACAATGTTCTTAGCTTCGGCAATGGTCTTAAGTTCGCTTCCCGCTTTGAACATAAGGTTGGGTTGAATGGTTGCAAAATTCTTTAAGATTGCAATCGTCTCTTTAGATAACTTCATATTGATTCCTCACGATTAATAATATAATTATACCACATTTTTGTCATCTTGTACACTATATTTTACGTCGTGCTCATATAAAAACATAAGACAACATAAAGCGTGTGCTAAGTGATTTTTGCCCGTTTCCGGATCATTTTGTTCGCCTTCTTTCCATGCCCAAACATGTCGTTGTAGTGCATCGAAATACCTGCGTTTAGAATCTGGTACATATTTCCAATTATCTGGTTCATATTTTTGTGCACCAAATGTCAGAATCTCTGCTGTAGCTTTTAATGCTAAAGGTGGCAACAAACCATATTGTAGTTTATCGCCATCAAACTTTCTTCCACCAGTCGTTGCTGTTTGACTGGCTTTTACAATGTCTTTTAGATCTTTCTTGCTAGCCATAATTTAAACTTCTCACGTAGAGTTAATTTTGTGGGTGAATAACCAGCAATCTGGTCTACTATCTTTTTCCAAATATCCATAATATAATCCTCAAATAAGAAATGAAGAAGAGAGGGTCGGTGTCCAATCTCCCCTCTCTCTTCAAAATGCCTAAACAATATTAGGCAACAAGGTTAAATCGTTCCGCGGAGGGCACGAATACCAGCAGCAACAACTGCACGTGTAGGAGTACCTAAACGATAAGTTGTCATGCCATTGGTTTTATTTGCATAGATGCAAAAACCTTGTGAACGCAAATTGCTAACAGTAGCAGTTACGTTCTTGATGCCAAATCGAGAACCGATTTGACCGGCCGTAAAATTTTGGCCTTTTTGAAATGCCGCTAAAAGACGGCTTTGTTTGCTCTTCATTATTAAAGCTCCATAATATACACACTCAAATTCACCTATTGACCGGAAAGGGAGCGTGAAATCCTTTCCGAAGGTGTTCTTATAGTTGCTGAGGTTGAACGTTCTCAACAACTGTTTCTCCTACAGGCGGTGCTACGATTGCTTTAGAATCTACTTTAGTGTAGAGGTCTAAGAAAGCGACCTTAGTGTCTTCGTCAAAACGAGAGATACACAATTCAATTGCTTTAGCACGATCTGCAAAAATACCATAACTACGCGCGATATGCACTAAGCGACGTGTAGAGATGAGATCATCTACGCCACCATCTTTATATGTCTGACGAATAATATCAGCCCAAGTTGTAAGGTTATCTGCAAACTCGCCATCAAGTTTACCGTAAGTCTCCATTGCATTTAAGATAATCTTCTTTTCTACTGCAATAGAAGGATATGGTTGCTCTAACGTTGCAACAAACCTTTCAAGGAAAGCTTCGTCAAGGATACGAGCACCTGTAAAACGACCGTCTTCAGAACCACGACCTTTAGTATTGGCCGTTGCGATGACATTAAAACCGTCTGCAGGTTTAATTACTACACCAGTTTTCTTAATGTATAGTGGCTTGCCTTCTAATATAGCTTGCAAACACATAAGCTTATTGGATCCACGATCGATCTCGTCAATTAAACAGATCGCACCTTGTTTCATTGCTTGCGGTACAGGACCGTCACACCATACAGTCTCGCCGTTGACTAAACGGAAACCACCGATTAGGTCATCTTCGTCAGTCTCTTCTGTAATGTTTACGCGTACATACTTACGCTTAGATTGTGCACATGCTTGTTCAACCATCATAGTCTTACCGTTACCAGAGAGACCTGAGATGAATAGAGGATAGAATGCATTTGATTCAATGATTTGTTTTACATCACGGAAGAATCCCCATGAAACATACATTGAGTCTTTTTCTGGTACTTCGATTTGCACTTGTTGAAATACTTTCTGTGTAATTTTTTCAGTTGGTTGATCTGCTGCTTGCACTTCAACTTCTGGTTTTTTAAGAGGCACTACTGTCGCCAACATTGCCACTTGATAACGACCTCGACCTACTCGATTTTCTGGCTTTGTGATAAAATTAGGATATCCCAATCCCATATCACGAGCGTGGTCTACTAATTCTTGTACATCAAAGACTGAACGACCTGGAAACTTGTCGCCTAAAGTTTTGACGAATGCTTGTTTAATTTCTGATTTCATACTGGACACCTTTCACTTTTAACATGATAAAACTTACATAATATAGGTATATTATACCACAAAAATATCCTGCAGTACATAGGCCCTATGCAATAGAGTCTACGAATGCATTCAATAATACGCGATTAACTCGCTTAGCCTTTGTCATCTTTGCAAATGCTGTCTTAATCTTACCTTTGCTTGCTCCGTCTTCCACAAGCTCTCCAAACTCATCTTCAATGATGTCCATATATTTTGTACATAGACCGAAATAACGATCATAGCCAAAGATCTTGTCTTCAATGATAGCACGATTCTTAGTCATCTGCGTAGTATATTTTTCTTTATTCTTAATATAGTTCGCAGATCCAACTTCATGCAGCACTTTATTGATTGCTTGATTGCGATACTGCGAGATAAAGAAACCTAACACGTTGCTGTCAGTAGATTGTTTTAAGAACTTCAATAGACCTTCAGTCATAGCACTACCTACAGCTGATTCCAATTCTAAAGTCTTGCCGTCTATTCTAACATAACACTTTCTCGAACGATAATAATATCCATTTGCTACCGTTCTGTGTTTCTCACCTTCCTCTGTCATA